AAAAACATATCAAGAGCGAGACTCATGAATATGTTACCTCAATTTCAAGCAAAGATTAAAAAAGTAACAAAAGGAAGTGATGTCGTATCGTATTCTCAGAGAGACGTAGAATTTACGGATAGTATACAACCAGAAGATTTAACTTATGGTGTTAATATGGATGCAGAAGATGATGATATTATTCCATACTACGAAACATACTCAAAGAAAAAGTTTAAATACTACAATGTTTATATTAGAGTTCAACCTTCCCCAGCGGAATTGGAACTAATAAAAGAAAGTATTCAAGAAAATTTATTAGCATTTCAACAGGAAATAGAAGTACAATTAGTTGAAAAGCAATTGCAAATAGAACAACAAGTTCAACAAGGTGATATAATTCCAGAAAGAGCAAAATTAATGATAGAAAATTCTCAAAAAATGGCAGCCCAAGCTATTAGAGAAAAAGAAATGGAACTTATATCAGAAGCTCAAGAACAAGCTACTATTATAAAACAACAAGTAATGAGTGATGTTGATTTTAACTTATTAAAACAGAGTGAAGAAGTAAGTAAAAATATTGTTGATTCAATAGAGTTTTATGAAAATAGAATAATAAAGACTTGTAGTGTAGGAGATGATACATTTTTGTTTGAACAAACAATACCAATTAGTGAATACCCCATTATACCTATTTCATATATGTACACAGGAACTCCATTTGCTATGAGCGCTGTAACTCCATTGATAGGCAAGCAACAAGAAATAAACAAAGCTCATCAAATAATGTTACATAATGCAAATCTTTCTTCTAATCTTAGATGGATGTATGAAGAAGGTTCCGTACCAGAAGATGAATGGGAAAAGTATTCATCAGCGCCAGGTGCATTATTAAAGTACAGACCAGGCTTTGCTCCTCCCACACCAATACAACCAGCACCTATTAATAATGCATTTTTTACAGTAGTCCAACAAGGTAAGACAGATGCGGAATATATTAGTGGAGTACCATCTGCAATGATGGGATTTTCCCAAGACCAAGCTGAAACATATCGTGGATTACTAGCAAATGATGAGTTTGGAACTAGAAGATTAAAAGCATGGATGAATAGTATTGTAGAACCATCACTAGAGCATATAGGTAGAGTATTTAAGATGATGGCTCAAAAACATTACAATATTGAAAAAGTATTTAGAATTGTACAACCCGAAGGTGGTAATCAAGAGGAAAAAGAAGTAAGAATTAACGTTAATTTATACAATGACTATGGAAAAGCAATTGGCAAATATAAAGATTATGCAAGTGCTAGATTTGATGTACGAATCATTGCTGGTGCAACATTACCATTGAATAGATGGGCATTACTAGAAGAATATTTTAGATGGTATCAATCTGGATTAATTGATGATGTTGCAATGTTAGCTGAAACAGATATTAGAAATAAAGAAAAAATACTAGAAAGAAAGTCTATGGTATCTCAAATGCAAGGTCAATTACAATCTATACAAGAATTAGTAAAAGAAAAAGACGGAACAATCGAAACTCTTCAACGTCAATTAGTACAAGCAGGTATTAAGATGAAAGTTGGAGACGCTGGTAACGAAATACGAAAAGATGTTCTTGAAACTGAAGCACAACAGAAACTTCTAAGAGGAATGTTAAAAGTTGAGTTTCAGAAAATGAGAGACGAAATGCAGTCTGATATGAAAAAAACAAGAGAAGACGTAGGTAGAAACGAGCAATCTTAAGACTTGCATCTTAGTTTTTCAAACTGCTAAATTAAAATAACCTTAAAATAGGAGATAGTATGTCAGAACAAGTAGGTAACGCCACAGAGGCCCCCGAAAGTACAAACGTACAAGATGCAGTTATGGGCATGAATAGTGAAGACTTTTTTGAGTCTTTGGATAATCAAGTCAATGGCGGCATATTAGACGAACCTTCACAACCAACCTCGGTACAAAGCGGTAATACGCAGTCGAGCCCCAATGTAGAAGTTCAGAATGAAGTACCAGATAGCAATTTGGATACTTTACAAAAAAGGTATAGTGATTCTAGTAGAGAAGCAAAAAGGCTTAATTCTAAGTTAAAAGAATTAGAACCTTATATGCCTATACTAGATGCTATGCGAGAAGACCCTAATTTAATTTCTCATGTTAGGAATTACTTTGAGGGTGGTGGCCAGACCCCAGAAACATTGAATCAACAACTTAATCTTGATGAAGATTTTGTTTTCGATGCTGAAGAGGCTTTTGGTAAACCAGATTCTGATTCTGCAAAAGTATTGGGAGCGACAATAGATGGAGTTGTACAGCGTCGTCTTTCTAATGTATTACAAAGTCAAAAGCAAGAAAATGCAAAAATGGCTAAAGAAACTCAATTCAAACAAAGGATGAATATGTCTGATGAAGAATGGAGTCAATTTACCGACTTTGCAAAGTCTAAGTCTTTAGAACTTGAAGATATATATTATTTGATGAATCGTAAGAATAGGGATGAACAAATAGCTGATTCTGCGAGACAAGAAATTCATAATAAAATGAGAGAAGTTCAACAACAACCCACTACGATTGCAACGCAAGGTAGTGTAGCAGTTGAGAAATCCTCCGATGATAAAGTCTTTGATACGATTTTGGGTTCTGGTAGTGAACTAGAAAAGGCTTTCAGTATATAAAATAATATATTGACAGCCGTAACTCAAAAGTGAGGCAATTATGGCTGATGTTTTCGGAATGGAAACATATACGTCTCCCGACGCTGGGCACAGTGGAACTAGTGTACCAGACACAGGAGACCTTAGACGCAGATATAATTTTGGGGATAGGATTTCTGAACTTTCAATAGCGCAAGACCCTTTCTTCCGATTTGTATCACAAGTCGCAAAAAAACCTACGGATGACCCTCAGTTCAAATTTACTGAACAGAGACATTCGTATCATAAGAGATATGCATATGTCATGGGATTAGTTGATAATGGTTCTGATGTATTTGACAATGCAGAAATTAAACAATCAAACGCATCTGGTGCAGTATCAGCAACAGGTCAATCAGTTGAACTTTACATGGCTTCAGACTATAAATCTGCTGGTAATATTACTAGTATTCATGGTCAATCAGCTACTAAAGTTGATGCTGGTGCAAGTGGAACAAGACCTACTTTTTTCCTACCCGGTCAAGTAGTTAAAATTCCAGTTTCAGCAACAGCTCAAGGTGGGGTTACACTTAAAGGTTATCACCTAATGAAAGTTGATAGTATTACTGATGGTCTTAGTAAAGACGGTAAGGAATGTGTAAAACTTTCTGGTAAGATTGTTAAGTTTGACAGTGCAGGTAATGAGTTAATGTCATTTCAAGGCGATAACTTTACTGTTGGTGGAACTGATGGCGATGGTGACCTTGACGCTGGTGGTGAGCAAGTATATGACCAGAACATAGCTAATATATTAGAAGCTAGACGTTCTTACGTTGTAGGTAATGCTCATTCTCAAGGTTCTGGATACCCAGAGTCTTGGAAAGACCAACCATACTCAAGTGCTGTTGGATTAACTCAAATCTTTAAAACTGCAATGGCAATGGATAATACTACAAGAGCAACTGTTCTTAAGTATGAACCTAACGAATTTGCAAGAATTTGGAGAACAAAGTTAATCGAGCATAAGTATGACATCGAAACAGCGTTGTTATTTGGTTCTCAAGCAGAAGTAGATGGCGTTCAGTACACAGAAGGTGCAATCAGTTTTGTTACTAATTATGGTAACATTTTTGATGGTTCTGGTATTGGTGGAACTGGTTCAAAATCACAAGATGATTTTCTTGATGATATGTCTCAATTCTTAGACCCTCGTTACAATAATGCAAATGCTACATTGTTTATGTGTTCAACTGATACTTATAATTGGATGCATAAACTAAGTGGATACTTTACTGCAAATGCACAGAAAACCGATTTAGGTTCTTCTAATCGTTTTGCAGCTAGAGCAGACTTTAGTATTGCAGGTCGTAAGGGTGTCTATGGATTAGACGTTACTCAAGTTTATACTCCTTATGGTGTAATGAATCTTGTTCGTAATGTGCATCTAGATGGTTCTCCAGTTAAGATACTTGCTTTAAACATGGGTCATTTAGCTTACCGACCATTAGTTGGTAACGGATTGAATCGTGATACAGCAGTATACGTTGGAGTTCAAACTCTTGAGAATAGTGGTGTTGACCGTAGAGTTGACTTAATTCAAACTGAAGCCGGTATGGAGTTTCGGATGCCCGAAGCACATGCTGTCTGGAAATAGGGGGTAAAACATGGCTAATCCTTTATACGGACAAAATAAGTTTGATAACTCATTGGGTGAGAAATTATTTTCTCAAGCAGGTACTCTTCGTGAACACGAAAATAGTACAGACGCTGCAGATATAGCTTCTTACATAATTCCAGCTAATAAGTTAGAAGTAGGTGACATTGTTAGAATTAAAGTTTTTTGTACAGTTGTAGATAGCAACTCTACAGATACTTTAACACCTGTTCTTAACTTTGCAGGTTCAGCAATTGCAAGTGGAGCTGCTTTAGACGTAGCTGATAATGACATAGTTTATGCTTGGGCTGATGTTCATGTAACAAGTTCAACTGCTATGACAGCTATTTCTGAAATAAGAACAGATGCTAATGGTGGTACTTCTGTTACAGCTGCTACAAACCTATCATCTAAAGATATTACAGCTAATATAGCCGTAGCTCTTAATGTTGATTGGAGTGTTGCACACGCTGATAACGAAGTAAGGATAGATGCATTTAGCGTAGAGTTAGTTTAATCAAACTAAAAGATATATGGGGGGCTTCGGTCCCCTATATATAAGGATGAAATATGGCAACAGCAGCAATAACGGCTGAAATAAAAGACATAACAGGAGTATCTACAGCGGATGTAGATTTTATACCATCTGCTCAAAAGTTTGTAGTTGCGAATGTTCCTAAAAATTTATTAATGTTTGCTCAAACTCAATCTTCTACATTTACAGGAGGAGGAGGAGTTTCTGTAGACGCTGATACAATTACTGAAGTCCAAAGGAATGGGTATTCATGCACTCAAATATCAATAGCGGAATCTAAGTGGGCAGCTGATTCTGGTAGTCTTAAAAAAGCAACATCTACTCATCCAGTATGGTGGAATGACAATGGTGTAATTAAAATACTTCCAGAACCTGCTGGTTCGGAAGATGGATACTATTACTTCATAGACCATACGAAAATAGATGATGACTCTGATTTAAGAAATGTAGTAATTAACTATGCTTGTTTTAAAGAATTTGCAAAGTTAATGATGGCAGATGCTAGGCAAGGAGATTTTAGTACAGACCCATTAAGCACAGGAACAGAACATTGGATAAGAACTGAAGAAGATAGTGAAATGTTGATGGCAAGGATTCAAACGATACAAGCTCAATTAGGAGAAAAAACTCATTTTGGTCAAATGTCTCAACAACATTATAATTTAGCATTAGCTGAAATAAAATCTTATATAGAAAATCACCCTAAAACATTAGCTACGGCTATGGCAATGCAAGGAGCAAGATAGTGACAGTATTAGAATTGATGGAACGAACAGGGATGAGAGAGGAAACCCTTGCTATCGCATATATTAAAGATGCAATACATTTAATACAAAGTAATACAAAAGAAAAATTAGACGTAAACAAACAAGACATAATAGACGCTCACGATTCTGATGACAATGTTTATATTTTACCTAGAGACTTAATTGCTATAGAAAGTGTAAGTGTATTAGATACAAGTGATAGTAAATACAAAAAAATTAAAAGGTTGTCTAACCAACCTCATTACATAGTAGAGGATACTTCACCATGAGTAGTTATGTAGATAAAGATTATTTTTATTATTTAAGAGGAAGAGAATTACTTCTTTATAAATTATTAGGAAGTAGAAACTCAGATAGAATAACTCAAACTGGTGTATTGCAATCCTATGATAATGAACTTGTTTATCCAGATGAAGACATTGTAAATGGATTAAGGATAGAGTATACTAGAATTAACGAACCTTTTATATCTCAATCATTAGAAACACCAACTATTTCTTTATCTGGAACTACAATTGGTTTTGTTGATGCTGGTGGAAGTTCTGATACTATGACAGATTCATCTGGTGGATTTGGTGTTTTTTCAGATGGAGACAAGATAAGAGTAAGAGGTTCAAGTAGTAACAATGGAGATTATACTATTACCACAGCTACTGATGCTAATACTTTAACTTTTAATACTGGAACTTTTAATGCTACTGAATCAGCGGGTGAAAGAATTACAATCAATCAAATACCTAAAGAAGATGCAAGTCCTAGTTCTTCTTCTTATATAAATCTTAATAAGATGCTTAGCTTAGCAGTAGTAGATTATTGCAAAGCAATGATGGCAGAAAGAAATGGTGAGATAGATAAAAAAGAATATTTTATGAAAGAGTTTTACAGTAAATTAGCAGACAACGAAAGCAATAAAAGGATTATATCTGTTGCATCTCCAATATCTGCTTTTGCTGTAAAATAGTTTAGTAATGCCTTAGTGGCGGTGGTGGTGGATATTATATAGGTACAAGTTATGGCAGATAACTTAAGAGCTTTAACAACTCAAGAAGTTTTAAATAAAGTATTTACAGATTCCTCTGGCAACGCTATAGGAGTCAATTCCTCAACAACAAAAGAAACTTTAAATGCAGTATTCAGTACATCTGATAATAGTCTTAACGTAGCATTATCTGGAGGTACAATCTCTGGTGATGTAACTATATCTGGAGACTTAACTGTCAATGGTAGTAATACAAATGCAAATTACGATGAAATAGTAAATGGTAATTTAGTTGTTTCTTCTGGAAATAAATTAGGAGTGGGGACTGAGACACCCGACTTTACTTTGCATGTTCATGGAGCATCAGATGGTGATGGTTATATAAAAATATCAGATGGCAATACAGGTGAAGGTGCAACGGATGGAGCAAGGATTGGATTTAATAGTGGAGTAATGAGAATCCAAAATTTTGAGAACTCTGATATGGAGTTTTATGTAAATAATAGTACAAAGCCTTTAGTATTAGAGTCTGATGGCAATGCTACTTTTTCTGGTCATATATCTTTACCAGATGCAAGTGGTTCTGGTGGAGTTTTAAAACTTGGTGCAAGTGAAGATATACAAATATATCACGATGGTAGCAATTCTTATCTTGACCATCTTAATACTGGCAACTTAAACATAAGAAGTTTAATGCACGGAGGTGATATAAAATTCCACACAGAGGCAAGTGATGGTACTCAATCTACAAGTGCTTTAGTTATTGATAGCAATGGAAATATTGGTATAGGAGTTAGTTCGCTTGAAACTCAAAATAGCCAATATGTAGCATTACAACTTGGTGGAAATGCAAATATCATTGCTAAAATTACTGACCAAGCAAGTAATCCTCTTAACATACTACAAAATGCTTATGCAGCTCCAGATACAAATTGGAAAAAAATTAGAGAAGACCAATCTTCAAGATACCATCAACAAGATGGTGCTCACACATTCTTTGTAAATAATGTAACTGGTGCGGCTGATGATAACATTACTTGGGCAACTGCACTTACAATAGGTGCAGATGCTAATGCTACTTTTGCTGGGAAAATTGGTATAGGCACATCAGGAACTCCAACACAGCCTTTACACATTGCACACGCAACAGATGCTTCTATACAATTAGAAAGAGTTGATACTGATGTAGCTGATGGTGATGGCATTGGAGCAATTTTATTTCGAGGTGGAGAGTCATCTCAAACTGATATAGCAAGAATTAGAGTAAACGCTGATGCGGCATTTACAGGTTCATCTTCGCCTACTCAAATGGTTTTTGAAACCACTCCAAGTGGTGCAACTGCTGATACTCCTGCATTAAGAATAGACTCACTTCAAAATATTGAAGTCAGTGCTGGTGCTTTAAAAATAAAAACTGCTGGTCAAGAACTTCAATGGGTAAATGGAGCAACTAAAATTACTGGTGCAGATTCATATTTAGAATTTAATGTTAATTCTGCAAGGAGGCTTAAACTTGATGCCAACTCCGTTATCTCACTATCTAATAATGATAGTGGTGGTACAAGTGGTGCAGATGGCACAAGTGGAAATACTTTATTTGGTGCTTATGCTGGGTTAAATATAACAACTAATGGTGAAGACAACTCTTTTTTTGGACACGCATCTGGAAATAAAAATACAACTGGAGAAAAAAATGTTGGCTTTGGAGCTTTTACTGGTTTTGGGAATAGAACTGGGGATTATAACACTTATGTAGGTTATGGTGCTGGATTTGGTGTAGATAATAATAATCACAGTTATAATGTCGGAGTAGGTTCAAATGCTTTGAAAGATGTGACCACTGGAGATTCTAATGTCGCAGTGGGCAGTTTTGCATTAGAGAATAACACAACTGGCGTTGGTAACGTCGCAATCGGTTCTTGGGATAGTTCTACATATCAAGCACCTTTAACAACGAATACAGTTGGTTCTTTTAACATTGCTATTGGTAGTGGTGTGTTAAGATTAGCAAATGAAGATGACAATGATGGTTCAGTGGGTATTGGATATGGAGCATTAAATAACCAAGCTGGAACTGGTGGTGTTCAATTCGCAAATGCAACAACTGCTGTGGGCTATAAATCTCTTGAGGCATTGACAACTGGAACAAATAATACAGCAGTCGGTTATCTTGCTTTAAGCTCAAATGCTACTGGTACAGGCAACGTAGCTCTTGGAACAAATGCTTTAAAAGGAGGTGGTAATTGTTCTCATAATATTGCTGTCGGAGCAAGTTCATTATTTTCAGTTACGACAGGTGCTCAGAATATAGTTATTGGTGGTTCTGCTGGATATACTTTGAGTAATTCCAGTTACAATGTTTTGATTGGTCATGGAGCAGGAAATATAATATCTAACAATCAGACAACAACTGATGGAACGACAGCCGTTGGAAATATGGCATTGTCATCATTGACATCTGGAGCATCTAATACGGCAGTCGGTTTTGAGGCTGGCAAATTACTTACTGGAGGTGTAAATACAATTATAGGATACCAAGCGGCAGATGCACTTGCATCTGGAACTTCAAACACTGTAGTAGGTGCAAGAGCGTTTGGAGCCGCTGATGGTTCAGAAACAAATAGTGTCATTATTGGAGCAGATGCTGGTGCTTCTATTAATCACGATTCTACAGATGGCAATGTTATTATAGGACACGATGCTGGAACTGGTGGAGGAGCGGCTACAGTACATTGTGTTGTTATAGGTAGAAATGCTATGAACTCTACTGGAACTAATGGTTCTACAGGTACTGTTGCCATCGGGTATTCAGCCTTAGCTGCTTTGACAGATGGCGGCAGTAATACGGCAATAGGGTATCAATCATTAAAGGCAGATACTACTGGAGATGGTAATACTTTTATAGGATATAATTCAGGATTAGAAAATGTGTCTGGCTCAAATTGTACTGTAATTGGTGCAAGTGCTATGGATGATTCTGGTGACTTTGCTAATCATAATAATACATTCATTGGGAAGGATTGTGGTGGGGGAACGTGGACAACTACTGCAAGTACAGGAAATGTGGCAATCGGTAGCGGTGCTATGAATTTGGCTTTAAACGATGCTGATAATAATACGATTATTGGCTATGGTGCTAATCCGAGTGCTGTTGGAGCACAGAATCAAATAGCAATAGGTCAAGGAGTGACTGGTCAAGGAAATAACTCAGTAACACTTGGTAATACATCTGTAACTGAAGTATATATGTCACAGGCTTACAATGCTACAGTATTTTGTGGTGGAGTAAGATTTCCAGCATCTTTTTCAAATGAAACAAATGTGAACACCCTTGATGATTATGAAGAAGGCACTTTTACACCAGCTATTTATTATCAAAACTCTGATGATATGACAAACTCTACAAATGTCACTCAAACTGGAGTATATACAAAAATAGGCAATGTGTGCCATTTTCAAATTTATTTAAAGTGGAACGCTGATAATGCAAGAGTAGATGATAATATTGCAATAAGTGGTATGCCTTTTACTTCTAAAAATACGACAAATTTAAGGTCAGTATTTCCAGTTATAGTAAAAGGTTCTTCCCTTGTTACTGATGATGTAATTAACGGAACTATTATACCAAATGGAACACTATTATATCTTCAAGGAGCTAACAGTAATGAAGAAGGCAATATGGGTGATGATTTTGGTGAAAATGATAATATGGAAGTATTTATTTCTGGTACTTTTATTGTAGAATAAGTCTTAATTGGATAATTAAGTGGAACTAATAAGGAGTTAAAATGGCTTTAGAAAAGAAAAAAACATACGATTATGAAGTGCGTGGAGAATACAAATGTATTCAAGAGCGTTGTAAAACATCTATTGAGGAAGATGGTGTAGAAATATCATTTTCATATCATAGAAAGGCATTTATGCCAGATGCAGATGTAAGTGCTGAGTCTGATGAATTAAAGGCAATGGCAAATGCACTGTGGACAGATGACATTAAAAAAGCGTATGAGGATAGTAAACCTGAACCAGAAGAAGAATCTGGAGAATAATATGTGTAAATGCTGTAAATGTAAAGATTGTAATTGTTAACTAAACAAGGAGTCAATAATGGCTAAAGAAAAAAAAGAAAAGCCAGTTATTAATCTTGATGGTGTAGAGTATATCATTGAGGATTTAACTGACGAACAGAAGATGATGGTAAATCATATAAACGACATACAAAACAAACAAGCATCTAATGGTTTTATTGCAGACCAACTTAGAGTAGGTCACGATGCGTTTGTTAATATGTTGAAACAATCATTAGAATCTGAAGAAGAGGTTAAAGAAGACTAATGCTTATAAGGAAAAGTTCTCAGGGTCATTACTTGCGCCTTTACAGGAATACAACTCCCGGTGCTATTAGAACGAAAAAATACCCAGATGGTACGACTGAGACCCTGACTTATCCTTCTAGGTATAAATACTTTCTAGTATTAGATGGTGAAGTAATTAAACGTAGTGATAGTTGGGGTACTATAGAACAAGCATATGTAGATGAGTGTGATTCCT